TATTCCATTAGAAGTTCATTGGTCTGCAGTTCCTGGAAGAGATGCAGAGTGGAAAAGACAAACGATCGCTAATACTTCCGAAAGACAATTTACACAGGAGTTTGAGTGCGAATTCTTGGGGTCTGTTGATACTTTGATTACTCCATCAAAACTTAGAATGATGGTTTATGATGATCCACTTAATAGAAGCAAAGGAATGGATGTCTATGAAGATCCAATCGAAAAGCACACATATCTAATGACTGTGGACGTATCTCGTGGAATGAGTAACGATTACTCTGCGTTTATTGTATTTGATATTAGTCAATTCCCATACAAGGTAGTTGCAAAATATCGAAATAATGAAATCAAACCTATGCTTTTTCCAAATATTATTTACGATATAGCAAAAGCATACAATAAAGCATTTGTTCTTGCTGAAGTAAATGATATTGGAGAACAAGTATCAAGTATACTTCATTTTGATTTAGAATACGATAATATTTTGATGTGTTCGATGAGAGGAAGAGCAGGTCAAATGGTCGGTCAGGGATTTTCTGGAAAGAAAACTCAACTTGGAATTAAAATGTCTAAAACAGTTAAAAAAGTTGGATGCTCTAACCTAAAAACAATTATTGAAGATGATAAGTTAGTTATTAAAGACTATGATATTATTAGTGAACTAACAACTTTTATTCAAAAAAGTCAATCATTTGAAGCAGAAGAAGGATGTAATGATGACCTTGCGATGTGTCTTGTAATTTTTGCTTGGTTAGTCGTTCAGGATTATTTCAAGGAGATGACCGATAATGATGTTCGTAAAAGAATATACGAAGATCAAAAAGATCAAATTGAACAGGATATGGCTCCATTTGGTTTTATGTCTGATGGATTGAGTGATGATACATCATTTGTTGATAATGACGGTGATAGGTGGCATTTGGATGAGTATGGGGATAGATCTTTTATGTGGGAATATCAATAATGAAGTTTGAAGAAGAACTTGAATTGGATAATTTACTCTTCAAAGAAAGAAAATGTAGGACTTGTAAAATAAAAAAAGATTTACTAAATGATTTTTATTTGACTAGAAAAAATAGAAAGGGATTTCCTTCTGCTTATTCATATGAATGTAAAGAATGTACTGTGAATAGAATTATCAATAGTAGAAAAAAACAACCACAAAAATCCATAGATTCTCAATACCCAGACTGGTAATTGTTCACGTATTGTTTCCCCATTTGAAGAATAACAATTTATAAATACTTTTAGGCAAAATGAACTTCTTCACGAGGGGAAACAGATGGCGTTAAATTTAGTATCACCAGGAGTCAGAATAAGAGAAGTTGATTTGACTGTTGGTGGAATTACCGCAGCAAACAATCAAGTTGGAGCTATTGCTGGACCTTTCCAAAAGGGTCCAGTTAATGTTCCTATTTTAATTGAAACAGAGAATGATTTACTCAATACATTTGGAAAACCAATTTCATCAGACGCACAATATGAATATTGGTTAGGTGCTTCTTCATATCTTTCTTACGGTGGTATTCTAAGAGTTGTAAGATGTAATGGAACAGCATTAAACAACGCAAATTCTACTGGGATTGGTTCGACCGCAGGAACTACACTCAAAATTGAATCAACAGAAGATTATAATAACAATCATTCTACTGATATTGCTTGGGCTTGGGCTGCTAGAAACCCAGGTTCTTGGGCAAATAACTTGAAGGTTTGTGTTATTGATGCAGCAGCAGATCAAAGAATTGCAATTGGAACTATTGGATTGACTAATGCAGTTGGTTATGCTGTTACTGCTGCATTTACCACAGTAGTTGCTGGTATTGGAACAACAACAACAGAATCAGGAACTCTTAAAGGTATTATTACCAAAGTTAATGCTGGTTCGATTGATGTAAAAATTACTGCAAAAGCTGGTTCTGGTTCAAGTATATTTACTGAAACTTCTTATTCGGAAGGAAGTGTAAGTGCTTTTACTAGCGATCAAACTATTAGAATTACAAACAATAGTGGTGCTTTTATTAAAATAGAAACCTCAATTGCAAGATTTATAGGTACTGCTTCTACTGGTTCAACATCAATAAATGTCAGTACTGTTCCCACTGGTCTTTCTACGGGTCAGTTTATTGTTGAAGTATCTGGAGGTAACTCTTTTATTCCAGTAGATGCAACTTATGTTGGAGTTGGATCTACTGCAAATTCAATTGGTATAAGTACAGCAGCAACAGCATCAGGAACAGTAGAACTTGCGGTTCTTGGTATTGCATCTAGTGGTCGCACGGGGGCAACAGTTTCTGATTGGTATAATGAACAAACATTAGGATTAACAAATGCTACTGTTTATTGGAGAAATATCGCACCAAGACCAAGAACTTCTGAGTATGCTTCACAAAGAAGTGGAAGAAATGATGAACTTCATGTTGTTGTTGTTGATGATACTGGAGCAGTAACTGGAACTGCTGGAAATATCTTAGAGAAGTATACCAATGTATCTAAAGCATTAGATGCGAAGATTTCTCCATCGGAAGCAGTTTACTATAAAGATATTATTGCCAATAATTCACAATACATTTTCCCTGGACTTGCTCCAACTGGAAATAAAACAAAGTTCTCAACAGTATCGGGTGTCGCATCAGCATCTGATACTACTTGGGGTCTAGCAGCACAAGGAAATACATTTAATTGTATTGGAGCATCTATCTACAATTTAACTGGTGGTCAAGATTATTCTGGAGTTAGTAGTGTTGGTGGTTATTCAGTTGGTTTATCGGATGTTATTAGTGCTTATAGAAACTTCACAAATCCAGCAGAATATAAAATTGACTTTTTGATTGGTGGTCCTTCTGGTGGTGCTTCGATTCAAGAATCACAAGCAAAGGCAAATGAATTAATCGCAATCGCAGAAAACCGTAAGGACTGTGTTGCTACTATTTCACCACATAAATCAGATGTTGTTAATGTAGCAAACTCTGATACTCAAACTAATAGCATTGTTAAGTTCTTTGACCCATTAACTTCATCATCTTACGCAGTATTTGATACTGGTTATAAGTATGTTTTTGACAGATTTAATAATCAATTTAGATATGTTGCTTGTAATGCTGACGTTGCTGGATTGATGGCTAGAACATCAATCAATCAGTATCCTTGGTTCTCACCTGCTGGTGCGAGCAGAGGAGCACTCAATAACGCAGTTAAACTTGCTTACAATCCTTCACAAGCACAAAGAGATACTCTTTATCCTAAGAGAATTAATCCAATTATTTTCTCTCCTGGTGCTGGTATTATTTTATTTGGTGATAAGACTGCCCTTTCATACACTTCGGCATTTGATAGAATTAACGTTCGTCGTTTATTCCTCACACTTGAATCATCAATTGAAAGAGCAGCAAGAGCACAACTCTTTGAGTTTAATGATACAATCACCAGAGCAAACTTCATCAATATCGTTGAACCTTATCTCCGTGATGTGAAATCAAAAAGAGGTATTACTGATTTCGTTGTTGTCTGCGATGAGTCAAACAACACACCTGATGTTATTGATGGAAATCAGTTCAAAGCTGATATCTACATCAAACCCGCAAGATCAATCAACTTTATCGGATTGACTTTTGTTGCTATTCGCACAGGAGTTAGTTTTGAAGAAATTATCGGTACTGTTTAATTAACGAGGTAAAAAACAATGGCTGCAGAAAACGGAGTAACTGGTGGTTCTATTTCACCAAGTTTAAGAACTTTAAATGACTTCAAGAATAGAATATCTGGAGGTGGAGCAAGGCCAAACCTCTTTGAGTGTGAACTTAATTTTCCAGATGCTGCTCTTGATGGTGGTACTCTTAATAATATATCAGATAAAACTAGATTTTTAGTTAAAGCAGCACAATTGCCTGGTTCAACTATCAATGTAATTGATATTCCATTTAGAGGAAGAAATCTTAAGATTGCTGGTGATAGAACATTTGATCCTTGGACGATTACTGTAATTAATGATGTTGATTTTACTGTTAGAAATGCATTTGAAAGATGGATGAACTATATGAATAAACACGAAGATAATTCGGGTGAATTGGATCCTGGAGAATACCAAAAAGATATGAAAGTTTATCAACTTGGTAAAGCAAAAATTAAATCTGATATGACAACCGATGGGGATATGCAAGTTCTCAAAGCTTATGCTTTTTATGGAACATTCCCAACTTCTATTAGTGCGATTGATCTTTCTTACGATCAAGCAGATACTATTGAAGAATTTACCGTAGATCTTCAAGTCCAATGGTGGGATGCTCTTGAAACTGATGGAAAATCAAGTATGCTTGGTTCTGGTGGGGGCGAGAATTTTGATGCTACATTATTAGTATAGGTAGAAAATTTATTCCTAACTAAATAGTAGAATAAGGACAATAACATTACTATGGCAAAACTGTTTGGTTTTAAATTTGAAGATAATAGGGAGAAAAAGTCCACAAAGATTGTTTCTCCCATTCCTCGTAATGAAGAAGATAAATCAGACTTTTATATTTCAAGTGGTTTCTACGGTCAATATGTAGATATTGAGGGTGTTTATAAGAGTGAAGCAGATTTAATCAGAAGATATCGTGAGATGTCTTTACATCCAGAATGCGATAGTGCGATTGAAGATGTTGTAAATGAAGCAATTGTATCAGACTTAAATGATTCTCCAGTAGAGATAGACCTTTCAAATCTTCCTGCTTCCGATAAACTAAAAGAGATTATCAGAGAAGAGTTTAAGTATCTGAAAGAAGTTATGGACTTCGATAAGAAATGCCACGAGATTTTTAGAAACTGGTATGTTGATGGAAGAATCTATTACCATAAAGTAATTGACTTCAACAAACCATCAGATGGAATCAAAGAAGTAAGATATATTGATGCGTTAAAAATCAAATATATAAGAAAACTTAAAAAAGACAACAAAGATGCTTTTGGTTCTCAATATAGAAATATTGTAAATGGAAAAAATCAAGTTGATTTTAGCAATCAAGAAGTAGAAGAATTTTATATGTATGACCCAAATGTTGGGTCATCGCAGAATGCTACTTATAGAGTATCAGATGTAAATAACGTAAAGATCGCAAAAGATGCGATTGTATATGTTACATCTGGTCTTGTAGATAGAAATAAGCAAACAGTTCTTTCATTCCTTCACAAAGCAATCAAAGCACTCAATCAATTGAGAATGATTGAGGATAGTCTTGTGATTTATAGACTATCCAGAGCACCAGAACGTAGAATTTTCTATATTGATGTTGGTAATCTTCCTAAGATTAAAGCAGAGCAGTACCTGCGTGACGTTATGAACCGTTATAGAAACAAACTTGTATATGATGCAAGCACTGGTGAGATTAAAGATGATAGAAAGCATATGGCGATGCTTGAGGATTTCTGGCTACCAAGAAGAGAAGGTGGTAGAGGAACTGAAATCACCACACTTCCTGGTGGGCAAAATCTTGGAGAACTTGCTGATATTGAGTATTTCCAAAAGAAACTTTATGATTCTTTAGGTGTTACACCAACAAGACTTGCCGCAGAAGGTGGTTTTAATCTTGGTCGTTCATCAGAAATTCTAAGAGATGAACTCAAATTCACTCGTTTTGTTGGAAGATTGAGAAAGAGATTTTCTCAGATTTTTATTGATTTACTTAAAACTCAATTAATTCTCAAAAATATTGTATCATTAGAAGACTGGGAAAAATTATCAGATCACATTCAGTTTGATTATGTTTATGATAATCATTTTTCTGATTTAAAGAAAAATGAATTGATGAATGATAAATTGGGTGTCGTTGCTGCGATGGACCCATATCTTGGTCGTTATTTCTCCGCAGATTATGTAAGAAGAACAATTCTTGGTCAAACTGATAGTGAAATCAAAGAAATTAACGCACAAATGAAAAAAGAAATTAAAGATGGAACTATTCCAGACCCAGCAGCAATGATGAATCCGATGGGCGCTATGGGTGCTCCACAAGACCAAAGTCAAAACCAACTTGGAGCAATGCCTCAAGAACCAGGATTGACCGATAAACAAGCAGGTGTTGAATTAGGGTCTGCTGGGGAATTATAAATATTTTCAGTTAAACTTATTATAACTATGGATGATTTAATGGATATGATTTTAGCTGATGAATCCCCTACGGATATCAGCGATAAGATTAAAGAAATTCTTTTTGCTAAATCAGCAGAAAATGTTAATGCCGTAAGACCAGAAGTTGCCGCAAGTCTTTTTGGTGATGTTGAGGATTGATAAGTGAATGACTTTGGAGTAGGTTCCAAGGAATTATCTGATTTTTTTACTGCAATAAGTGTAGGAAAACAAAAAAGAAAAAAAGAACTTGATGAGACAGTAGGAGATGCTGTTGATGATTTCTTTTCAACGATAAGTACTGGGAAAAAAGTTATTAAAGAAAAGAAAGAATCTCTCGTTGGAGATTCTTTTGATGAACTTTTTTTGTCTCCACTAAAAGAAGAGATTGCTCCAAAGAAAAAGAAAAAAGTACAAGAACAGAAAACTGTTAAGGCATTTGAGGATTGGTTATATTCAGAAACACCAAAACAACAAGAACAAGTAATTGAAGAAGTAATTGAAAATTCTTTGGATGAAGTTCTTGAGGTTTTGGACGAATATAAAGAAGAATTAGAAGAACCCAAAGAAGACCTGATTGAAAAATCATTAGGTCTTCTTGCTGAACCAAGTGATGTTAAAGTTCAACAAGACCCATTAACTCCATTAGACCAAAAGTTCGCAACACTTGAAGATTTACAGAAACATTATAAACTTTTCCTTTCTCGTATTCAGCAACAACTCTCCACATTAGGTGGAGGTGGTGAAACTCGTTTGAGATACTTGGATGATATTGTAGGCATCGCAACTAATTCTGGTGCTTATGATAGTAAATTTCTCCAATGGAATTCCACAACAAATCAAGCAGAGTTTGTTGATCCAAATGATGTTGGCGGAACAACAATTGTGACTATCAGTGGAATTACCACTTACTATCAGGCATCAAATGTTGACGATTATATTGGTGTAAATGCAAATGTTCCGGTGACAATTATATTACCACAAATTCCTTCTTATGGTAAGAAGTTAATTGTAAAAGACGAGGGCAATAAGATTGCTACATACAATATAACAGTCCAGGCAGGTGCTGGAACAAGTGTAGAGAATGATAGTTCAGTTATTATGACTATCAATCATCAAAGTTTTACTTATTTTTACAATGGTTCTAATTGGTTCTTAATCTA